AGAGGTATCTTCCAACAATGAAATTAAAATCAGAGACGGTGTGTTGATGCATCAAGGGTGCACAGCATCAATCAAGAAAAATACATATGACTCTCTTATTATCATCAATGGTAGTCAGGGAATGAAACGTATTGACTTGATTGTTGCTAGATACGAAAAGAATCAAGACAATGGAATAGAAAGTCTTGACTTGAAAGTTATTCAGGGAACACCGGCGGAATCAACCCCGACAGTTCCAGAATATACAGAGGGAGATATTCAGGCTGGTGATTATGTGGCAGACATGCCAATGTACCAAGTTATCATTAATGGACTTAATATTACAGAAGTCAAAAAAGTGTTTGAAGTCGCCCCAGGTATTGATGCTATGAAGAAAGAGATTGCTGAATTAAATAGCAAAATGATGGCTGATGTACAATTCAAGCCATTTTCTATCACAGGAAATCCTGTCGGAAGTAGTAGTTATGTTATTACATCGCTTACAAGTCTAAAAAAAATCTTTGGAGATGCCGTCACTGTTACGAACTCCGGCGCCATCGTAATGAATGGTGACGGTAACGCCACTGATGCACACTTCGAAGATGCAACTTGGCAGAATGATAAGTTATATGCTGTGTTCAACAAAACCGTGAATACAAATATTCACATAACTGGATTGTTATACTACGCTCCTGTAACTGTGCTGAATAACGGAAATATCTAGTCTTTTGGGAATGGATCGTTTGTGAAATACATCAGCGTTCCACCGTGCTCAGTAAACCCCGGTTCTGTAAGAGACATATAGCTCGTACCGTCGGGAGATAGCCGTAAACGCCCATGTCCAATGACATTAGCTCCTGACGTCTGCACGAAAGGCAGATATACAGTAGTGACAGGACGGTATCCTTGAGGTATGGATTGTTCAATCAAGTTAAACGAAAGCGTTCCATCAGTGTTGAAATTAGCCAGATATTCAAGCATTACTAGATTCCCACTTCTTCGATATTTACGCGTTTCGTAATTATCAGAATTAACAGAAGCCCACGGTTTCGATGTAATGAACTTGGAATATATTTTGAAATTGCTATTTTATTAAGTATTCCTCCTGGAAAGGAGTAACAATTGAAGATTATTTTCAATGATGCATCTGAACTGATAGTCCAGTCAGCAACCATCCGAACGGATGGAAGCCTGTTGATCAAGTCTATCTCGGCTACAGAAGAGGAACTTCGATCCATGTTCCAGGACGAGTTCAAGACCCAAAAGATGGTTGTGACAGAACGGGAGTCCACATTGGGAGAGTATGAGAATTACACGGACTTAAATGCCGTAGTAAAATACACGGCTGGAATCCTGGGCGTAGTGATGTACCGGGAAAAAGAATCACCAATGGATCGTATTGGTGCACTGGAAGAGCGTGTGGACAATCTAACGGAAGCTGACAAAAGCCGTGAGGCTGAAAATGCAGAGCTTATCGCTACCGTAGATAGTATCCTAACAGACGTGCTACCGGCACTGCTCGGTGATGGCACAGAAGAAACTAATACAGAAAATACGGATACAAAATAAGAAAGGAAAAGAAAGGATGAAAGATATGGCAACATTTATCGCAAGCAGAATTATGGAAGAGGCAAACAAAAGCACAGAGGCAGGCCAGAAGAAATACCGTGCATATTTTAGGACAAGATTGTACAAAAAGTGGAAAGACGAAGTGGACACAATCCTGGAAACCGATGGTTACGATGAGGTCATCATGGGCTAAGGAGGTGTAGCATGGTAACATTACTTGATATTAAGCGCACGTACAGTGACGGAGGTATGCGTCTGTTACTATTGGCGGACAGCAAAGAGGACACGCTCCCGACACTGCTCTCAGACATAGACGGATTAAGCGGTGCTGGGGGGGGTTACTCCGGGCAGTATAGTAATCACTCCTGCACTTGATGCATGCATTATGGCCAATGATGGCACATGGGGGCCGTGGTTATGATGGATGATAGCTTATTATTATATAAAATCCTCAAGAACGGAACCGGGGCAGAGATATCTGCCTCCGGGAACCCAGCAATCATGCCGGATACGTTAAAAAATAATCCGATGAATGAGATGAAAGTATTTGGGTGGAGTAAGCAGGAGACAACCAAAGGGAAGAATCTGTTTGATTTTTCCCGCCTTGTATCAGACGGTGTGAATGTGATGGACTACGATAATCAGACTATTACTATTCCAGCTCGTACAAATAACACAGGCTACAACCAGACATTACGTGATTTGTGCCCCGGAATCACTCCTGGAACGTATGTTTTTTCTGCAAAGAAGTCAAATCCGGAAAGTGGTAACGGTAGTTATTTTTTAGAGGCTGGATTGGATTTCGCATTTAACACGCCTACTGAATTAACGGACGCGCTTCTGGATAATCACATAGCCTGGTACAATAATCCGGATTCAGAGGTTGAGAATGTAATATCAGAGATTCAGATTGAAATCGGAACAGAAGCCACAGATTATGAACCCTACACTGGCGGGCAACCAAGCCCATCGCCAGATTATCCGCAGGAGATTGTAAGTGCTGGCAGTGATGGGAAGATTGGCGTAGAAGTGCGAGGAAAGAACCTGTTTGAGCTAACCGGTATTCGTGACAACGAATATTTAAGAATTGAAAAAAATGAAAATAATACGATTTATGCGAGACCTACCAATATGAATGCAGAATCTCCTGGAGAAACAAACTATTCTAATGGTTGGGTTAACTTCAGTGAAAAAATCAAAGTAATATCAGGTATATTTTACACAATATCATTATCATACAAAGCAGTGCAAAAAATGATGGAGATTGAAAAATTAGATCCTGCAAGAATATTGGTTTTTGAAGATAGTGAAAACATTATTTTAAATGAAGGAATAAAACAAGAAATAGGGAAATATGTAGATGTAGAAATTCCACTTTTAATTCCAGACGGAACGGATTCTATATATTTTACCATTACTTGTAATAATTGCAGCGTTGCAATTAAGAACATTCAAATTGAAGAAAGAGGGTACACTTCCTATGAACCATACCATGAGCCACAATCCCTCTTCATCAGCACCCCAACCGGACTTCCAGCTATTCCAGTGGACTCAGACGGCAACTACACTGATGTCAATGGTAAGCAGTGGATAGCGGACTATGTGGATTTGAAGCGTGGGAAGTATGTACAGAATATATGTGACTTACCGCTAAAAGATATCAGCCTCGAATGGAATACCTGGGGAGTGAATGTTAATGCCAGTAATAGTACTGGATTTTTTGCATACGTAAAGAAATATGCGCATGTAGGAAATACAAAAGCATTAGCTACTATATGCCGGCATCATACTGACGCCTGGGGAGGGAGAAAAGTTGGTTGCAGTGCAAATGTAAATAATAGTTATATTACAATTTCATTGTATACAAGTGATTTAGATGATGCATCGGATAACACAAAGGCAATAGCATCTTTCAAAAAGATTGTTAAGCAGACGGATACACACGTATTATATGTTCGTGCAGACCCAATCGAACGCGACCTCACATCAGAAGAAATTGAGGCATACAAGAACCTTGTAACTTACGCCGGAACAACAATCGTGGAAAATGATGCAGAATGCTACATGGAAGTCTCTGCCGGTGGTGGAGACAACCTTAGAGCAAAGAAGCTGGCACTGCTCCTGGGAGATTAATCTTGGAAAACATCTCTTTCTGCTGTATAATGGCGGTGGAAGGGGAGTGGGTATAAAATGATTAGAGACATAGGCGAGGAAATCCAACAGTTATTAAAGATAAGCCCAGCAATGACATCAACAAATATTTCGGAACAGTTGGGAATATCAAGAGCTACTTGTATAATTTGCCTTAATGATTTGATTGATAAGAAAATAGTGTATTCGTTCAAGACCAAAAATGGTGAAAAAACATATTATTCTATAGAAGAAGATACGACAGTTAACGATTGGGAAAATATACGTAAAGTAGTAAAAGAAGAGATTGTAAATGCAAAAGATACATATGATGATTTGGAAGAAAAGTATGATGAAGTTAGTAAAAACGTTAATGGGCTGTATGCAAATATAATATCTATTATATCTGTGTTTGTTGCCATATTTGCTTTGATAACAGTTAATGCAAATATTACTTTTAAGCTTACGCAAGAAAATGTGTATGATGTATTTTGGGGGATAATAGAAGTAAATATATTTGTTGTAATTTGTATTGTGATATTACTTGTTGTAACCAGAGTACTTATTATCAATCCGTTATTAGGAAAGAACAAGAAAAAGAAAGACAAGAGAGGTTAACGCCTCTCTTTTTCTATGCAAAAGAGGTGAACACATGGAAATCAGAGCAAGACCGTAAGGTCTTATTTTTGTGCATATTTTTATACGAGAAGAAAGGACGATTTATATGATGGAAAAGATTTTAGTATTACTATCAAGTAACTCATTTATCAGGATTTTGCTGATTGCAGTGACACTGGACACGCTTCTTGGAGTCCTCCGGGCAATCAAGGAACATAAGTTTAATAGTTGTGTTGGAATTGATGGAGCAATCCGCAAGGCAGCCATGCTTTTCTCAGTTTGTCTTTTAATGGCAACAGATGTAATCATGCATATTAATATGCTTGGCATGGTGCCAGAGAAGTACATACAGATTATGGGAATTCAGAAACTTGGAATCTGTGAATTTTTCTGTCTGTTATTTATACTATACGAAGCGGTCAGTATTTTAAAGAATATGACCCTATGTGGCTTGCCAGTCCCGGCAAGAATCAAGAAATGGATTCAGAAATTCTTGGAAGATATGACAGAAGAATTACCAGAAGATGCGGAAAGCAAATAGTGATGTGCGACATCGCACAGGAAGGAGAATAACATGGCACATTTACTTGTCATTGCCGGACACGGCGCAGGAGATTCAGGAGCCGTAGGGCACGGATACACAGAAGCAGAGAGAGTCAGATACCTTGCTTCCAGACTCGCAGTATTAGGAGGAAACAACGTCACAATTGCGGATACCAATCGAAACTGGTACGCAGACAAGGGAATCAGTTCACTCAACATTCCAAAAAGTTATGAAATTCTGGAACTCCACATGGACAGTGCATCAGCATCTGCGAAAGGCGGGCATGTAATTATCAAAAGTGGTGTTGCAGCAGATCAGTACGACAATAAGCTCGCGGATTTCATCACCTCATTTTTCCCGGGACGCAGCAATAGCATTGTAGGGAGAAGCGACCTTGCAAACGCAAAAAGAGCAGCTAAAAAAGGATACAGCTATCGCCTGTTAGAAAATGGATTTATCACCAACGCAGAAGACCTGAATAAATTTAACGCCAAGACAGACGACTTAGCTAGAGGTATTTTAAATGCATTCGGAATTGTCGCATCCGCACCAAAGAAAGAACCAATCGACGGAGAATTAAAAAGTGGAGGCGTTACACAAAATTCCACCGGTCACCTTGGAGAAATTTCATACCAGGCGCACATGCGCGAAATCGGCTGGGCGTCTTGGCAGTGCGATGGAGCAATGGTTGGAACGACCGGACAGAACCGGCGCATCGAAGCAATCCGAATTGCGCCAAAAGGAGAGACTGACGTTACTGTACATGTAAGAAACGACGGTGATAAGAGCTACAAAAACATCACCAAAGACACCATCATCGGCACGATTAACGAGTCCAAGAGAATTGAAGCAATCAAGATTACCGGCAAGGACACAACTTATATCTACCGCGTCCACCAGAAATCCGTAGGCTGGTCAGACTGGGCCGTGAACGGCGAATGGGCAGGCGTAAAAGGAAAGAGCTTGCAGGTAGAAGCTGTGGAAATTATGGAAGCGAAATTTCTCATCAATCCACATGTACAGGATTATGGTTGGATCGGCGAAAAAGCTTGTCAGAACGTCGCTGGTATCACCGGCCATAATCTTCGCTTAGAAGCTTTCAAAATCAATCCACTTGGCACGGAAATCAAGGCGAAAGCGCACATCCAGGGAATCGGATGGGAAGACTATGGTGTCATCAAAAAAGATACTATTATCGGCACAGTAGGCGAGGGTAAACGCCTGGAATGCTTGTGCTTTGAGGGTGACTTCCAGTATCGCGTGCATGTTCAAAATTCCGGTTGGACTGACTGGACAAAGGCTGACGGTGTAGCAACTATGGGTACTGTCGGACAGGCACTTAGAATTGAGGCAATACAATTCAAATAATTCACATACACGTATGCCAGACGAATTTAAGTTTGGCTTTTTTTATTTATCCATAAAAAACATTCACACTAAAGTATAATATCATGAGTTAATTCATGCCATATAATGAAAGGGAATTTAGAATGATTGCCGCATATTATAGTGGCAAGAAGTATGTGGGATAGTGTATAATCTGACATGTATATAATAGGTAGAAACTTCTTTATACGTCCTTACAAAATGGTCATCCAATTTGGACATTGAACCTGTCTTCCATCGCAATACTGTGTAAGTATCGGCTGTCTTACATTTGGTCTTGCAAGATAGTCGGCAAATAATTCATCTACGATGATGGAAATAGAATCGTAAATATTCCGTTCAGGAATCCATTTGTGGTCAAATGCAGTGGAAGATGTAATAGTAAAATCATAGCCCTGGTTCCGGTACCATTCTGTATAGACCCGATTTAATGTAAAGGACATAATTGCCAGTACATTTGCGCGAATCGTATTGGTGGGCCAGGTTGCATAGATTTCACTGGATGCCACATTTTTGATGTAATCTTTGTAACGGACATAATAATTTTTAGCGGTGGAGTCTCTCGGACTTCCATCATGAACAACGATGTATTCGGGAATAACGACCCGGCTTAAGACAATTTCACCGCTTTCGGTTAATGGTTTGATTTCTTCCTCCGGTATTTTCGCCGGGTAATTTCCATATAATGTATGTGCAGGTATCACATAAATAGAATTTTGATTTGTGTCAGGAATGAGCGGACGCATGGAAATATTCTGGATAGCTGTGACTGTGGATAGAATCTCAGCACCTGCAATCTGGATAGATTCATAGCCGGCTGCTTCCACAGAAATTGTATATTCAGAATAGGGCTGCAATTCGTTTGTTTCATCTAAGCTGTATTCAATTGGAGGTGCAGGAAGATTAATGGTGTCGGTCTGACCGGAAGAATCTGTAGTCAACTCTTCCAATGTCTCATCAGGGACTCCAGTGTATGAAATCGAAATACGTGCATTTTCAATAGGATGTGCATGAATCCTGGAAGTCAGATTTATTTTCAACTGCCCCCAATCCGGCGTGTCGGTTATATGAAAAATGCTCATAATAAAAAATACCTCATAGAAACTAGATTACTTTTATTGTATGATAGAGAAAGAAAATGTGTGAGATGTGAAGAAAGGATTATAGATGGAAAAAAAGAAGAAAAGAAGACGCCATAGAGGTTTGAGATTTCTGATTTTAGTAATGGGAGTTTTGATTGTCTGTGGAGTATATCAATACAGGGAATATGGCAATATAAAAGATGTCATGCTGAAATTAATTGGTCAGGATCCGGTGATATATCAGCATGTTTCAGAAGAAATCGGAGAAATGGACGGTAAATTTTATTATCAGCAACTAAGTGAAGAAGAGCAGACAGTGTATCAGGAGCTTTTGCAGGGGCTTTTGGAACATGTAGAGCAAATTCATGTGCACAGCCAGAAGCCGGAACGTGTTAATGAACTTCTTGTTTATGTGTTGAATGATTATCCAGAGATTTTCTGGAGCGATGGGACAGCTTCTTCCACAGCCTATTCTGGACTTCAGAATTATACGTCTGTGATGCCGGGATATTTGTATACGAAAGAAGAATGTGAGAAAAAGAAGACACAGATTGACATGGAGGTGTCGGAGTGTCTGTCCGGTATCAGTGAAAATGCTTCGGATTATGAGAAGATTCTTTATGATTATGAGTATATTGTGAATCAGGTGGATTATGATGATGCAGCAGAAGATAACCAAAATATTTGCAGTGTATTTATTGGAAAAAAGTCAGTGTGTGCCGGTTATTCTAAAGCAATGCAGTATCTCATGGAAAAGCAGGGGCTGTTCTGCACTTATGTTACTGGGGAGGTGACAGAATCTTTCAGTGATGGTGATGGTCATAAGATCCCTCATGCATGGAATTTGGTGAAATGTGACGGCAATTATTATTATGTGGATGTGACGTGGGGAGATCCAATTTTCCAGGAGTCGGAAGCGGAGGCTGAAAATGTAATGGATGACGAAATTCGTGACAATATCAGCTACGATTATATGCTTTGTGATGATGATGAGTTGTTTCGGACTCATACGCCGGATTTGGAAGTAGAACTTCCAGATTGTACGAAGATGGATTTGAATTATTATGTAGTTAATGGAATGTATTA